GTGATTCCTATGACGTTGCCGTGCTGAGATTTTAAACTCTAGCAACGTCAACCATTTACAGTTTAGGATTCTGCTATATAAAATTGTGACTCAAATGAGAAAAAGGGACCGCCATCCCTCAAAAAACTCAAATTAAGTCAAAATTAGAATGGCACACAAGATCATCTTGTTCCCAGGACATGTCTGCCCCACCTGTTAATCACCAACAGGATTAAGCCTCACGGCTCTACAACTCAGCTTTAAACAATTTATTTCACAAAGCTTGAAGTGAAACCTTTATTTATGCCAGATGGTCTGGCAGAGCCCGGTCTCTATACCGGGAAAAGGCAAAATTATACTATTTTGAAAGTCTTTTGTTAATTATCAGTGAAGTCTGACAGAGCTGCATATTAATAACAGTAAAATCAACCAGTGGTTGAGGCTGTGGGAGGTGGACTCCAGTACATGGGAGGTACTCCAGAAAAGAAATAAAGACTAAAATCCTCGGCAGTAGACACATAAGTATCCAAAAACACTCGATCACTCGATGTAGATGCAAAATGAGCACGCACTAAGTGATAAGAGGTATCCGGTTGAGCAACCAACTCAAGATCAATACGCCGAGTCTCATAAAATCTCTTAGCCGTATAAAACGGTAATTCAATTTCTAAAACTGGATTATTAAGTAACGAAGTACAATGAGTAGCACACCAAGTATGTGGCATAGTTTCATTGGAATATTTGAAACGCTGTGAACGCGTAGCTGCAGTAGCAGCTAAATCGGCAGCTACACCAGGAAAAAGAATACCTTTGGACTCGCCATCCAAAGTAGCATTAAAAGTTCCTGTGGAAGCACTACTAAAACCCATACCATGCAACTGATATTTCCACCTTATACCTCCGCGGCGGCCAGCAAATGCTGGAGTCAAGTAATTCAGCAAAGTATTCTTGACATAATTAAATTTTGCACCGCTAATCGTACTAGACACGGCTGTTGCGTGATAACCCGGATAAAGGGGAAAATCTGAAAATCGCCCTATCATCCATTGCCAATTAGTTGCATTAGTATTATTCAATGGCCATGATGCATGATGGTTGTAACGCTTTAAACATTGCCGGAAACTTGTCACGGGATCTCCAAAAAATACATCTAACGTATGGTCGGACGTATCGACAGTACTAGCCAAAGAACCAAGAGTTTGAGGCATAATAGGAGCAGACTCATTAGTAGTATGGTCTTCATCACCCATAGTACCCATTTGTGCAGTCAATACGTCATCGATAGGACCAACCAAACCAGGTTCTTCAACAGCTGGGGTATAAGACATATTGGCTATGTTACCACAAGAAGGAACACAAACTTCGAAATCATCCCCCGCAGAGACAAAGACATTAATTTGCACATTATCACTATCTGTGGTACCAGGGCCGGTCAAATCATTGACGATAAAAACGGAGACAGAACCATTAGCAGACGAATTTGCCACCATTGAAGGTCCGCCAGGATAAGCAAAAGGTACAACCCCAGCATTCAAATTGACAGTAGACAGAGGTAACCAAGTAGTAGTCTGGCCCCATCCAACGGTCAGAGTAAAGTCTCTTTCATTTGCAAGATCGACTATGTGGGCATAGTTAAGATTGTATTCAGAACCAGAAGCCCCCACCAAATCAATGGGATCATATGCAATGCGCAAACGACCCTTGTGAAAGGAGGATGCAACAATTTGAAAACGAACTTTAATAGAACCACGCCAATATTTGAAAGGCAAAGCAGCAAAGGCAAGAGGAGTAAAATGAAATGCTGTTAAGGGTAGCGTCTCATCAATGTTATACAATTGCGGAGTAACTTGCATTGCAAAAATATTACTCAATGCGGCACTACCCAAGGGCCACCGAAAGGAAGTCAAAAAACTCTCACGCTTAGCGATCGATAAAACCGTCATCTCATCCGAATCGCTAAGGCCTACAACACGCGGATCTACAGTTAATTCCTGTTTACAGTCCAAAGTCAATTTACTGGCGTTATCATGAGTATTAGTCGTCGCAATATCTCCCACAAATTCTGGCTTAACAGTCTGTGAATTAGAGACAACAACTGGCCGTGAATAGCCAAATGCGGTAGCAACACCTGCAACTGCGCTAGCAGCTCCCTGTGTTGCCTTAGCGTAAGGCGCGATGGACGGGATCTTCGCAAGGGCACCAGCCGCTCGAGCTAAAATATTCGCCGGACGGGATATAGGTCCAGTACCATACTCATCAGACCCCATTTGGGGAGCCAATGAATTAGCATTGGAGGCAGTAGGAATACTAAGTTCGACATCCTCCGCCCAGGCAAAAATAGAAACAGTGATCGGATCAGCCCCAGAATCAATGGAATGATAAAGAGGATTAAGAGTAGAAATAACAATACGTCCCATGTCCTCCCACTCACCTAAAGGAATACTCATTGCATTTTTGGCGTTGAAGAAAGGTAGACACATAGATCCACCCTGTGAATTAGTTGGATCCAAAAAGACATGGGGAAGTTGAGAAAGTTGAATCAAATCTAAAGGGTTGGCAGTAGGGACAGTAAAATACTCCATAAGAGGAGCACGTGGGACGTACCCAGCCAACATACGACCATAATAAAAACCATTACCATTTATGGTAAACTTAACACACAGTTTGGCTCTCAAAAGGTTATAATTGGATATTCGATTACTTACACGAGTATTCTCAAAAAATAAAGTCCACGGATCTATCACAAGATAAGGGGTAAGACCAATGCCCCAACTAAAAGTTGAGATACGTATAGGACGGGCGAAGAAATTAGCCAACGTTGCCTCAGAGGAATCTATGATTCCAAAAGTTGGATCAGGATAAGAGGGAACAGTATAATTCCAGTCTGCTTGCTGATCATGAAAGTGAACATTTTGTTCGTGATGTTCTGTAACACTTTGATTTATTGATAAATTCATAGGGAACGATTTAATATATACAATGCAGTACGTTCATAAACAAAGTATAGAATATTTACAATGAGATGACAAATCTCTCCACTAAATAATGGTCCACCACGAGGGGTGAGTCGACATATATTACGCAAGTATAAGACATAAAAAACATACAAATTACATATAACACAGGTAACCAATAACATATACACACATTTAATATTTGTAGGAGTGTGAACCCTACAGAGGAACGCTTTTAGAGTCATCTCGGGACAAAGGATCGACAACATCATATTGTCGGCACCAGATTGAGCGACGATCATCGTAAGATAATGATAATTCATCACAAGCTGGCAAAATGTTGAGTTCAAATGCGACTTCACGAAGTTGAGCAACTCTCATATCATAAGTCTCCCTTCCATGGAAGAAAAATTCACGAGCTGCACCTTGTATATTACATATGGATTGCTCCATAGTTGACACATGCTTCGAACGCAACACAGAATGAAGACTTTTGAAAATTGAGTCTTCCTCAAGGGCACCACACTTAATATTGGTGCCCTCAACAATCTTCGATTCACGCTTAAGAAAATGCGAATCGGCATGTCGCATATAGCACGTGGGAACAGAGGCCTTATCGGGCATAGTGAAAACCATATCTCGATCACCTAGAAATCCAGCTAAGGAGAGGTGATTAAAATCATCATAGCCTCTTGCCACAGTACTATCCGCATCGTCTCCATAAGTTATCAAAGCACACACATCGCGGAAGCGCCTGCAGCGCATCCCTAAAATATGCTTAGCACCACACCGGAATAAGAGACTATTGACGATACAATTAATGTACACAGTTAAGTTCTGCCCAGAAGGGTTGGAACCGTAATGCTGAATTACATCACCATTGTACGCCATCAAAGGATAACAAATGTCAGTTGCTATACCACGCATAATAATTAAATCATACTCGGTATAACCACAAAATGTCGCTAAATCAATGAGAATGCGAAAAGCGGCAAACATCAATTGAGCTGGCATACGAAGATCATATTTAGAATAATCGCCTGCTAAAACTCGATCCTCACCATATCGCACAACATGACGCATCAATTGATCCCACTCAGGACTCTGCGCATTAATTCCCACAGCACACTCAGAAGCTAGGGGAAACAATGACAAGATACGAGCTATGGGCAAAAAATACTTACGTATACCTAGCTGTGCTGCTATAGGAGCAGCCTGAAAAACGCGAACTTTGTCTTTGGTTAGTAATGTGGGCTCATCCTTTAAACAAGCCTTAAAGACAAAGTACGCACGCTCTCCACTGAGATATTTCTGTTCACATCTCTGCCACTCATCCCAAAATTTATTATCTAATGCAACGGGAGCTTGCCAACCTGGAAAGTCAGCAGGGTCCAATATTGTTATATATTTAGATTTTGGGCCTGTTAAAGGGTAACCAACAGAAGTGTTACTGGGCATTTTATCAATAAAACGCTTACCATCTATACCACACACAGTAGCCATCATCGTCAAGGGTTTGGTTTCCAATCGAAGTTGAGCCCAGCGTGGGTGGCCAAGAATTTTTAGCAGTTCGGATATATAGTCTTCAATAGCCCAAGTTAGCAAATGGGGTTCAACACCACTGCTTGGCTTACATGAATACTGCAATGATGCTTGCCACGGAAAATTCTTATTACCGAACTGGGGTTTCCCCCATTTATTGGGAACACCCATGACACGCGAAATTGCATCCGAGATTGGTAAGGAACAAACTTCAGAATAGTATTTAGCACGCCCTATACAGCTACCATAAACCTTACAATTGGTATTATCAGGCAGGTAACGTGTAGGGCTCTTTTCGTGGACCTGCGGGCCTTCAAACCATTGCACATCATACACCTCAGTATCCAGAGTACCCTCACTCATAGAAAGTAAGACTCCAGAACATTGCGCTAATTCAGTACATGCTAAGGCAACTTGACTCTGCGTTACGAAACCACTACATCCAACTGGAGTGTGAGTTCTACCACCGATATGGAAACCGGCAATTACAGGTCCTTTCGTATGTGAGATCAAAGGCGCCATACATAATCCGTCAAATGTAGGAAATGACAAGTCATATTTGGCACCAAAGAAAGATGGGCATGCAGTAGTGTGTTGGGTGCCGAAAAGCATCTTTGTGGTTCCAGTAACTTGAGTACCTTCCCTATTCTTATACACGAGGGTAGCTAGGCAATGTGTTAAAGGCCCCAGTGGCAAATAAGCCAAAAGATCCTTCCAATCACCTCCGTTAGGAACCCACACAACACAAAAATCCGTATTAGGTATAGGTACTGAATGGCTCTCACTTAAGAAGGCTGTAAAGTTTCCACCCACTTTCTGATGATCATGTCGCACAAAATGTACTTCTAAAGAAGGCTTCTTCCACATATGCTTAGGTACTAGGGCAACATTCGACTTCAAAAAGAAAGCATCACAATGGTGAACTGTTCCATCGACTTTACACCATAAGTACGCCAAATTGCCGAAACACATCTCAACCAATCGAGCTGACGTAACTGTTCGAGATTTCTCTGAACATGGAACAGGAGCAACATAGAGAGGTGCCCATGGATTCTTCTCGGCATCACGATGTATTACCTCTTCAAACGTTGCGGGTGCCAAATTACCATGCGGCTCTGATACTATCCGCATTTGCTGCCAGACTTTGCACAAGGCATAAACAGCAGCTGCTGCAGCACAGGCTGAAATTAACTTCTCAAGAGCTCCATCACGAGCTTTTTTGATTGCACTTGGTACCGCATCATTGCGTTGACAAATTAATTCGTAAACACGTTGCTTACACAACACGAAATTCAAACCTAAATTGTAAGTATAAAGAGCAGTAATTCCATATAAGAACCATACTGGTAATACAACTGAGGTTGTCAAACGCGAATAACTAAGTAAAGGGTAATAAATTGGCAGTCCGTAAGCTAATACGGACCCACAACCCTTATACATAGGTAAAGGACATCCTGCACCACACCATAGCAAACTAGTTAATTGTTTAAAATAATGCGGTTTCTTGACATCGTAAGCATTAAGGGTGAGGACACCTAAACCGGCCGGTATGGCTAGCAAGGGCAACGGCACCTTATGTTTCGTAATTACAGCGGTTGCTATCCAAGCGGCACACATTTTCCCCAATTGCCACGACGCATATCGGAAAATTTGTTGTTTTTCCATTCCAATCACAAATTTCCGCATAGGTCTCCATTTCAGCCAAGCAGAAGGTAAGTAATTGGTCCAATGCCAGCACCAAGAAGACTCGAATTCCTCAGCAATATCGTACAATCTATGTGTGGCACATTGCTCAAATCGATCCTCCCAATGGGAATACCAATTCAAGAAACTCCATTTATAGCTACGAAATTTACTTGAGAGAAAGTAGGCAGTTAATTTCCCAAAACTCGCAGAATGCGGGGTCATAGGAGAACACTTGCACCTACATTGCAATAAAACAGGATGCTCAGAAAAACCATTCTGCAATATTGTATCTTCCATGGCCCGCGTGAAAATAGGCAAATCACAACGCCCGCACAAATTAACAGCTTCAGCCTTTGATTGACATGCAGCACATTGAGGGTCCTGTAAATTCATACGACAGTTATTAGGACACAAATGATGCATATCAAGAGGTTGTCCAGGAAACCAAGGGCCATAGAACTCACATTTGCAAAACACACCGGGATTACCACAACATGAACATATCTGCAAACGTTTATCCATATCGCGTGAATTGGCAACAAGAACTCGTTGACTGCCGAAATGTATTTTGGATTCTTTGACTGCAAAAGCCAATGCGTCTTCGATTGAGACATTGACTAGTGGTTTTCCATCGAGTTCAAGCAACTTCCATCCAATCGCAGGGGAACGACCAATCGCAAGGGACGGGACAGGTATAGCCTCCTCCACTGTAAGATCCCACAGATCAACTACGGGGGGAGGTATAGCTCCATACACTTGATACACCTTACGAGAATCAAGCTTTCCATCAGTAGCAAAACGTTCCTTTACGCATGTAGTAATATGCAAATTAGCTCGCCGGGCAATCGACACGGGTTCATTAGAGTACATAGTTGCACCAAGATCCTTAACATTAGTAGTGCAAATGACAACACGCGGATCTATAACAACTTTTCCTTTCTTATCAGCTTCAGCTTGCATAGCATAATTAGGAACATTGTTATTGAGATCAATTAGTATTTGGCTAGGAGGTCGATCCACAAATTCCTTTTTTGCATTACCAACATCGTCTACCATTACACCAGTGATATGTGACCGGTAAGTAGACATAAACTTGTCGTTCTCATTAACATGACAAATATAATCGTCGGAAGCTGGAAAACCATTAGCAACAAGTAACGTGGTCATAAAGACCTTCGCGATTGAAGATTTCCCTTGTGCAGAAGCTCCATAAAAACTCACAACATACGGGGCTTCACGCAAACCGGTAGAAAGGCGTGTTTGTGTTAAAGAAGTACGCATTCGTTGTAAGCGGTCAAGACGCATACGCAAAACTTGCTTCTCGGGAACGGTACTACTAATATTAAGTAGGTATTGGGCCTTCTCCAAAGTTTGTGCTAACAAAAAATCATATGCAGTCTCATCCATGCCTAATTGGCGTTGTAAATCGCCAGTTTTAGCATATTCACAACACGCTTCACATTTGGAAAAATTAGATTCAAATTCTTCAACTTCAAAGTCAGAATATAGCAAAGGGGTTATAGATCCAGTCGTAAAGACTCGATACCCCCCTTCACAAAAATAAACAACAGTTGAGAAAATAGCATCCAGAAGATCAAAGGCATTAACATGACGCTTCGTAGCTTCCACACTAAACAGCTTAAAACTGCCTATATTGAAAGCAAAGCTGGATGCTTCACACATTCCAAGAGACACACACAGACTTAACAAGGCTGAGAGCTTGCGAAAAGCTTCACTCTTAGCTAAA